TGTGAACTGAACCGGAGCGGGCTGTATGGCACGACTGTCGAGCATCAAGCCCGTACTCGGATCGCTGCGCCCGACCATCGGCCGCCTGCCGGGTCGCGAGGCATATGATGCTGATCGTCGCACTGTCACCTGGCGCGGTTGGTACAAGCTGGCGCGGTGGAAACGCCTGCGCCTGGTCATCTTCGCCCGCGACCTGTTCACCTGCCAGATGGAAGGGTGCGGCAGGATCGAGGGTGACACATCGCAACTAGTGGCGGATCACATTCGCCAGCATCGCGGCGACGAACGCCTCTTCTGGGACGAAGGCAACCTCCAGACGCTCTGCAAGCCGTGCCACGACGGCGCGAAGCAGCGGGCTGAACGGCAGGAGGCCTGACCCCCCGGGGGGGGTGAAAACGCTGAAAGGGCTTCGGCCTGGGGACCGCTGATCCTCTCACGCAGGGATTTTTTATTTTGGGCGACGTATTTTTGCATGGAGAGGTCGATATGTTCGGCGACCCCGTGCCCGCGTCGCGTGGCAAGAAGGGGCGACCACCTCATGTGCCAACCGCAGAAAACCGTCGTTTTGTGACCCTTTCATTGGCGTGTGGCCATGATGAAGACGCCATCGCGGCCGCTCTTCGGATCACGACGAAGACGCTAACCCGTCATTATTTTCATGAGCTTGAAGGAAAGCGCTCCGCTCGCCTGCGGCTCGACATGAAGAACATGGCGGCGCTGGTCGCTAAGGTCGACGAAGGCAGCGTCTCCGCGATGGCCCAGCTGGATCGCAAGATCGAGCGGATCAAGCAGCAGGAGACGGCCAGGAAATATCAGCAGCGCTCGCCTGACCCGGTGCCTGCGCCGACTGGCAAGAAAGACGCAGAGCGCGCGGCGGCTGCCAAGGTGGCGGGTAAATATGCCGCACCGAGCGCGCCGACTATAAACTGATCCGATGGCTCCGTTCGAATGGTCCACGTCCTGCCCCGACTGGGAGGAGCGGATTGTCCGTCGTGAAAGCATGGTTCCGCCGCCGCTGTTTCCCGACGAGGCGGCGGCCGCGCTGGATGTTTTCAAGGGTCTCCGGATTGCTGACGTAATCGGACAGCCGACCTTCGGAGAGTCGTGCGAACCTTTTGTCTTTGAGTTCGTCGCGGCGATCTTTGGGGCCTATGACGCCAGCAGCGGCCGACGCCTGATCCGTGAGTTCTTCCTGCTGATCAGCAAGAAGAACACCAAATCGACGCTAGCCGCCGGGATCATGATCACCGCGCTCGTGCGCAACTGGCGGCACTATAACGAGCTGCTCGTGCTGGCGCCGACGAAGGAGGTGGCGGACAACGTCTTCGACCCTGCCATGGGCATGGTACGCCTGGACGAAGATCTATCGACGATCCTCAAGATCGTAGAGTCCGAGCGCACGATCAAGCATCTGGTCACACATGCCGAGATGAAGGTCGTTGCCGCCGACAGCGGCATTGTCAGCGGCAAGAAGGCTGGCTTCGTGCTGGTCGATGAACTTTGGAAATTCGGGAAAGACCCGAAGGCCAGCAATATGCTGCTGGAGGCCACCGGTGGGCTGCTTAGCCGACCGGAAGGCTTCGTAGCATTTCTGACCACGCATTCTGATGAAGCGCCGCGTGGCGTGATGAAGGAGAAGCTGGACGTTTATCGGGCCATCCGTGACGGGACTGTAGCAAACCCTCGCAAGCTTGGCCTGCTGTATGAGTTTCCGAAGAAGATGCTGGCTGGCGAGGAATATCTCGACCCCGCTAATTTCTATGTCACCAACCCCAATCTTGGCCGATCAGTCGATGTCGAGACCATCCTCGAAAAGTTCGACGAGGCGAAGCTAGGCGATCCGGGCGCGTTGCAGGCATTTCTCGCCAAGCACCTCAATGTGGAGATCGGCACGCGGCTCAGCCGGGATCGCTGGACCGGGGCTGAGTTCTGGGACGGTGCGGTCGATCGGACGATTACCGTCGATGAATTGATCCGCCGTTGCGAGGTCATTGTGGCCGGTGTCGATGGTGGCGGCCTGGACGATCTTTTAGGACTTTGCCTGATCGGCCGCGAAAAAGGCTCCAAGCGCTGGCTCGTATGGTGCCATGCCTGGGCGTGGTCGGTCGTTTGGAAGCGCCGACAGGATATCGTCACGAAACTCAACGAGCTGATTGCCGAAGGTTCGCTGACTAGGTGCGAGATGGTCGACGACGATCTGTTGATCGACCCCGATGCCGATGAAGACGTCGTCGAGCAGGCCGATCTGACCGAGGATGTGCAGGGTGTCGTTGAGGTACTGGTCAAGGTCCGCGACGCGGGACTGTTTCCGGACACTGGCGCCATCGGGCTTGATCCAATGGGCGTCGCCGCGATCGTCGATGAATTGTCGTCAAACAAGTTCGACAGCGAGACCCAGCTGGTGTCCATTCCACAGGGCTATAAGCTCAGCGGCGCTGTCAAAGGCTCGGCACGAAAGCTCGCGGCTCGCACGATGCGCCATGCTGGCACCGCTCTGATGCAGTGGTGCGTAGGCAACGCGAAGATGGAGCCGCGTGGGACCAGTGCGGTCGCCATCGTAAAATCGTCGCCCGGCGCCAAGATTGACCCGCTTGCGGCCATGTTCAACGCCGTCACGCTCATGACCAGAAACCCGGAGGCCGCTGGCGGCTTCATCTACGAAGAAAGGGGCATGTTGGTAATCTGATGCTCAGCCCGGACGACTATATCCGCGCCGCCAACGGTCGCTACAACGCTGCCGACGGCCGCACCGCCATTGCTCCGGTCGCTGGCCGCCCCGCGCCCTCCAACGTGACGGATGGCCGCTTCTTCGGCGATGAGAGCTGGACCACGCTCGCGTCGGCGATCCCTGTCGAAGCGAACACGGCGGAGACAGCGGCCCGCGTCGCGGCTGTATTCTTCTGTGTGTCGATCATTGCCGAGGCAGTGGGAAGTCTGTCGCTGGAGTTTAAGGACAGTAACGGCCCTCGCAACGACTTCCCGCTGGCCAATGTGCTGGCCTACGAACCGAACCATCTTCAGACTGGCGCTGAATTCTGGGCATCCATGGCGTTCACCTGCGTTCTGCGGGGCGAAGCGTTCGCCGAGCCGACGGTCGGCATGGACGGTCTCGAAATCTGGGCGCTCGATCCGCTGCGCACCGTCTCCACCTGGGGTGAGCGTAGCCTGACGGTGGACTATCAGCCCGAACGCGGTCAGCGCCGTCGTTTGCTGCCGCAGGAGCTGTTCTGGTTCACCGGCCTTGCTGACGGCGGCCTGCGGCCTCTCACGCCCTGGAAGCAGGCCAAGGGCGCGATCGACTTCCAGCTGGCGCTGGAAGTTGGTGCGCGCGCCTTCTTCCGCAACGACCGCCGTCCCTCGGGCATCGTCACGACCGAAGCCAAACTGACAGACGAATCTGCAGAACGGATCGCGGAAGGCGTAAAGAAGTGGAAACGCGGCGGGACGCCCGTATTCGAACAGGGCCTGAAATACGCGCCAGTGGGCGACAGCAACACAGACGCCCAGCTGGTCGAACTGTTCAAGCAGCGGACCTTGGAGCTGGGGCGGTACTGGCGCATCCCCCGTTCGATGACCGGGGACGAAGGCGGCAACGCTGGCAATAATGAGCAGGACACCCGCTCGTTTGTAAACTGGGCGGTTCGTCCGCTTACGCGCCGCATCGAGCAGGCGATCACCGTTCGCCTGCTCCCGCCGGATCTGCGTCTTCAGAATGTCCGTGCGAAGTTCAATCTGGATAGCATGTTACGCGGTGATGCCGCCACCCAATGGAAGAACGCCGTGCTGGCGCGCACGGCGGGCATCCTGAGCGTCGATGAAATTCGGACCGACTGGTTCGGACAGACGCCCGTCAATGAAGAATGGTCGCGCGATCCGCGCGCGCCGCTCAACAGCAACCGCGCAGCCGACACCGCAACGGGCGGTGAGACTGCCCCACAAGACAAGGTGAACTAGACGATGGACCGGTTCCACGCCCCCTCTGCCCTGTGGGCGATGCATCCCGGCTTCCTTGAAGCCATGCTCAAGAGCGGCTCGATCGATGCGATGCTGCCGGATTCGCTTCGTCAGTTGGCTACGGCCATGAGCGGCGGGCAGACGGCCGCCAAGCCTGCCGACCCGATCCGCGACGGTTCGACGTTGATCATCCCTGTACGCGGCACACTGGCGCCACAGGGCCTGTATGGCACAACCTACTATAATGTCCTGGCGGATCAGGTTCGTGATGCGGCGGCCGATGACAAGATCGGTGCCATCGTCCTCGCTGTCCGTTCGCCTGGCGGCTATGTCTGGGGATGTGCCGAGTGCGGCGACGCCATTTTCGAAGCGCGCCAGTCTAAGCCTGTCATTGCCGTTGCCGATCCCTATTGTTTCTCGGCGGCCTATTGGCTGGCGACGCAGGCCACCGCCTTCTACTGCACGACCAGTGGCGAAGTCGGTTCGGTCGGCGTCCGCTCTGGTCATACCGACATGTCAGGCTTTGAAAGCAAGATCGGGATGGTCACCACGCTAGTTGCGTCGCACCCGGACAAGATCGCGGGCCATCCTTATGGCCCGCTTGCGGACGAAGACCGCGCAGAAATCCAGCAGGGTGTCGACGAATCGAACGGCTTGTTCGCCGCCGCCATCGCGCGCGGCCGTGGCATGAAGGTGTCCGATGTCGCTGCGGTCCACGGCACCGGCAAAACATTCTCCGCCCCGCGCGCCATGGCAAATGGCGCGATCGATGGCGTCAGCACGCTTCGCGACGTGGTCGCCAAATATAACACAGGTCGCGCTCGCCTGTCGCTGATGCGGCGGCAGGCGGCGGCGATGGAGATGGCCCTAGCCATTTAACGAGATCCTCCGACCGGAGGAAAGACGAGCGGACCGCCGTGGTTCGCCCGATGCGGGCGCACGCCCACCCACAAACGAGAAGGAAATCCATCATGAACCTTGCGGTTCTGAAAGCGGAGGCGCGTGCGACCGCTCAGCGGCAACAGGCGCGTCTCCAGACGGCGATCGACGAAAATCGCGACTTCACGGCTGAGGAAGAAGCGGCCGACGCCGACGACAAGGCGAAGCTTGCGCGCTTGACGGCGCAGATCCAGCGCGCTGAAGCGGCCATGTCCGCCGCTGCGGCCGTCGGAGCCTCGCCAGTTGAAACGCCGCCGTCGCAGGCGCCCCCTGTTGGCACTGTGCCGACGCAGCCTCGCGCCGCGCTTGATACCGGCGGTTTCCGCGACCTTGCGGAGTTCGCTCAGGCCGTCCGCTGCGCCAATCCGCAGGCCGGTCAAGGCTTCCGCATGGACGATCGACTGGCAGCGCCGGCCAACGTCCATATGGAAGGCGGCGACGAAATGGGCAGCTATCTCGTGCCGCCCGAATTCCGCCAGCAGATCACCGACCTCGTGTTCGGCGGCGGCAATGATCCGATCATGGATCTGATCGCCCCGGAGGCAACCGGCTCCAACCGCGTCATCGGTCTGGGCGACGAAACCACCCCGTGGGGTTCGACCGGCGTAAAAGCCTTCTGGCGCGTGGAAGCCGAACAGATGCGTCCGACGCGCGCCCAGCTGACGCCGCGCGAAACCAAGCTGAACGAAATTTATGCCTTCGTCCTGGCGAGTGAGGAATTGCTTCAGGATGCGCCCCGTGTCGCCGGGCTGCTGACCAATCATGCGTCGGCGGCCATCCGCTGGACCGTGGCCGAAGCCTTCATGTTCGGTGATGGCATCGAGAAGCCGCTGGGCTGGATGGCCTCGCCCGCTGCGATCACGGTGTCCAAGGAAGCCGGGCAGGCCGCCATGTCGTTCACACGGCGCAATTTCTTCCAGCTCTATTCGCGGATGATCATGCCGAGCCAAGCGACCTGGCTGATGAACAGCGAAGCCGTCGAGGCGCTGGCCGACCTCAACGACGAAGCAAAGCGCCCGGTTTGGCTGGAGAATTTCCACGATAGTCCCGGCGGCGCGATCCTTGGCCGCCCCGTCGTATTCAACGAACACTCACCTTCGCTGGGCCAGCGCGGCGACGTTCAGTTCGTCAATCCGAATGGCTATGAGGCCTTCCGCCGCCAGAACGCGGCTACCTTCGCCGAGTCGATCCACCTCTATTTCGACTACGCGCTGACCGCATTCCGCTGGATGTTCCGCATCGGTGGGCAGCCGGTCCTGTCGAAGCCGATCCAGATGCCCAAGAGCAGCCGGACCAAGTCCCACTTTGTCACGCTCGCCGAGCGCGCCTGACCTTTCGAGGAGGAACGACCATGTTTCACAATCTCAACCTGTCGTCGCGGATCGCGCTGCTCGGGGGCATCAGTCCCCGAGCAGCGGCGGTCGGCTCCATCAGCACGCCTTGGCTGGACATACAGATGCTGTTCACCGTCATGGCCCTTATCAGCATCGGTGCATTCGGTGCGAACGCAACGATCGACGCCCAGATCGAACAGGCTACCGACGGCAATGGCGCCAACGCCAAGCCTGTTCCCGGCAGTCAGATCACCCAGCTGGTCGCTGCCGGTGGCAATGACCGTCAGGCGCAGATCGACCTTCGACAGGAGGATTTCGATCGCAACGCGGGCTTCCGGTTCTTTCGTCTGACCGTGACGGTGGGTGGGGCGGCGACCGAATTGGCAGCGCTGATCCTTGGCACGGATTTCCGCGCGGGCAACGGCACCAGCAACGACGCGGCATCCGTTGCGCAGACGGTCTAGGAGGCTGCCATGATCGAGTTCTTGCAGGATTATCGTACCGAGGCGTTGCCGCCGGAGGAATTCAAAAAAGGCGATCAGGTCTCTCGCGAAGAGACCAGCGAACGTTATTTCGTCGGGCGCGGCCTGGCCGGGTATGTCGTCGACGGCAAGCTGGTCGATGCCAACCATCGGCCGATCGTCACCGAAACGATCGTTGTCGAAGTGGTGCGCCCGGGTGAGTGGCGCGCGGACCTTGCGGTTCGCGCCGGCGAAATCATGACGGGACAGCCGCCGCGTGCCACATCCGGCCCGGGTGTGCCGTTCGTCGAGCCATCGTCGGGTGTCGAAGGTGCCCCTGCCGTCGTGTTGGAAGATGAAATCGAGCGGCTGAAAGCAGCGTTGGATACCAGCAATGACCTTTTCCGCGACATGAACAACTCGCATGAAGAGACGGCGACTGCACTTCGGGCTGACCTCGAACGGCTGACTAAGGGCGAGGCCGATGCGGTGGTAGCGCGTGATCAGGCGGTCAAGGATCTGGGCGACCTTCGCACGCAACACGATGACATCGTGAATGAGTACAAGGCGGCGCGGGAAGAGCTGGACGCCCGTGATGATCGTATCGCGGATCTCGAATCTCGACTGAAATCAGCATCTGGCGGTACTGCCGCTGATGCGGATGCGCAGTCGCAAAAGTCCGGCAAGGCAAAGGGCTGATCCATGAGGCGTGTCATTGTCACTGTCCCGCCGGAGCGTGTCGTTTCGGTCGAGCAGGCTAAACAACATATCCGGATGGACAGTGACGATCACGACCTTTTGATTGGTGCCTTCATTGACGCCGCAACCTCCCATATTGACGGGCCAGATGGATGGTTGGGTCGCGCGATCGGCGTCCAAACGCTGGAAGCTGGGCTTGATGGGTTCGTTTATGACCCGATTTCCTTGCCATATCCGCCCGCACTCGCGGTCGAACGCATTGTGTATGATGACATTAGCGGCATTGAGCGCGTGCTTGATCCCGCAACCTATGAGTTTCGCGGCGGTGTGATCGGCTCGGCCTGGGGCAAATCGTGGCCCTCTACGCGAGCGTACCGTGGTGCAAGCCGATCGGTGCGCATAACGTACCGCGCAGGATACGAAATCGTGCCAGCCCCGATCATCGTCGCAATTCTTATGATGGTCGCCGATATGTTCCGCTTTCGCACCACAGCATCGGACTCGAGTATGGCGACGTCCGTCATTCCGATGTCTGTAGGCGTGGATACGCTGTTGCAGCCATTTCGGGTCTATCGCGCATGACCCTTGATCCGGGCAAGCTGGACCGCCGTGTAACGATTATGACGGCGGCAAAAGATGATGATGGGTTTTCGTCTGAACCGGGCGTTCCTGCGGAAGTCGGCAAGCGCTGGATGTCGCGTGTCGACGTGAGCGATGGCGAAAGGATGCGTGCGGAGAGTTTCGGCGCCAAGATCACAAGTCGTTTTGTCTGCCATTATGATTCGATAACAGCGACGATCCGTGCCGAGACATTTTCCCTCGTTTGCGAAGGTCTGACCTACAATGTCACCGGCGTTAAAGAGATCGGTCGATGTGAAGGTCTCGAAATCACCACGGCGTCGGATCTGGCCCAATCATGAAATCGGGTTTCCGGATCGAGGGTTTCGAAGATGCTGATCGCAACCTCGCCCGGCTCAACGACATGGCCGATGCCGATCGGCTGAAGACGCTTGGCATAGACGCTCTACAGCCTGTCGCCGATACGGCAAAGGCGCTTGTGCGTCGCCGGACCGGCGCCTTGGCAAATTCTATCCATGCCGGGGACCAGCTGAGCCGCGCCCAGGCGGCTCGGCATGCGCCTGAACCTGGCACGGTCGAAGTCTATGTTGGGCCGGGGCCGCTCCCCCAGGCCATCACGGAAGAATTCGGCACTGTGCATGAAAGTGCGCATCCATTCCTGCGGCCGTCTTGGGATGGCCGTTTGGGGGAGGTGCAAGGCCGCCTTCGCGCGGCGCTTGGCGATCGCATGACGCGTCTCCTGAGAGGCTAGGCTCATGGAAGAAGAATTTCGCGCGGCGCTGCTTGCAAATGCGGGTCTGGCGGCGCTGGTTTCCGCCCGCATCGAATGGGGACTGCGCGCGCCACAAAGCCCGTCAGTCCGCCTTCAGGTCATCAGCGGCGTCCGTTTCTACACCCATGGCGGGCGTGACGGGATGACACCCTATCTGGTGCAGGCCGACTGTTTTGGCGCTCGCTACGGCGATGCCAAGAAAGTGGCGCGGGCGTTGGAAGCGGCTGCCGAAGCGCTTGGCCTTCCGCACTTTGATTCCTGTTTCGTCGAAAACGAGCGCGACGACCAGGATGTGGATGCAGCGAACAAGCCCATCCACCGCACATCGCTCGACCTGCGCCTCTGGCATCACGCATCTTAAACACAGGAGAATAAGCTATGGCAGGTAACAGCCAGGCGATGACGGGTCTTGGGATCAAGATCCGCATGAAAGTCCCACCGGCGGCAGCCTTTGCGGAAATCGGCGAGCCGATCGAAATTACGCCGCCCCAGCAGCTCGATGACGAAATCGAGGTGACCCACTTCAGTTCGCCCGATGGCGTGAAGGAGTATATCGGCGGCCTGACCGATCCGGGCGAGTGTTCGTTCGGCGTCAATTACGTCCCCGGCGGCGCTACTGAAACGTTGATCCTTGCGGCCAAGGCAACCCGCAAGCCGGTGCCATTCGAGTTCGAATGGCCCAACGGCGCGGTCTGGGCCTTCGATCTGCTGGTGCGCGGCTTCCAGCCCACTGCGCCGCTGAATGACCGACTGACCGCACAGGTCACCGGTCGGTGCAGCGGTTCGATCGTTCGCGGACCGGCGGGGGGCTAAGTCATGGCCAACGCGGTGAAGGGTGAAGTTTCCTTCAAGATCGAGGGGCAGGAATTCATTCTGCTCTACGATTTCAATGCGCTCTGCACGATCGAGAACGATCTGGGCGTCGATGTCGCGGAAGTGGGCGACAAACTGGCGAGCCCGACCATGATCCGGTCCATCTTCCGTGTCGGCCTGGAAGCTAAGCACGGTCTGATGTCGGATCTTGAAGCGGGCAACATGATCCACCGGCTTGGTGTGCAGCCTGCGGCCGAGATCATCGCCCAAGCATTCCAGGCGGCGTTCCCCGCACCCGACGCGAGCGCGGAGGGAAAGGCGCAGACGTCGAAGAAGACTGGAACTGGGAAAGGGCGCTGACGATCTGGACCGAGCTTGGTCTCGGTCCAGACGCCGACAGCTTCTTCCGCAGCACTCCGCGCCTGATGAGCATCTTGGTCGATGGCAAACGCCGCGCCGCCGAGAATGACCATCAGGACCGGGCCTGGCTTGCATGGACGACTGCGGCCCTCCAGCGGGCCAAGGCTATGCCCGCGCTTAAGGAAGTGGCCGGGCCGCGCCGTAGCGAAAAGAAAAAGCGTCCGATGACTGCCGACCAGCTGTTGGTCATGGCGCGGCTCTGGACAGCCGCTGCACCGATAAAAGGGTAAAATTGATGAGCAGTCCCGCCGTCATTGGCGCTCTTAGGGGCGTCCTTGTCCTGGACACCAATGATTGGGCGCCTGCTGTCACCAAGACGCGGAGCGATCTTGCCAGTCTGAAAGGGTCGTTCGAGCAGTTGGGGTCGGCCCTGGATGACATGACCCGCAAAATGCGGATTGTGGGTATCAGCATGACGGCGGGTCTGACTGTGCCATTGGGCGCGCTGGCAGCGGCTTCGAACAAAACCGCCGGCACGTTCGAAGCCTCAATGAAACGTGTCGAGGCCGCCCTGCAAGGGGTTACCGGCAAGGAACTCAAGCAGCTGTCGGATCAGGCAAAGTCGCTTGGTCCTGCGGTGGGCAAGGGTGCAACGGACGCGGCGGATGGTATCGAGGCGCTCGGCCTGGCCGGTGTTGCGACGTCCGACATTCTGGGCGGCGCCCTTAAGGCGACCCTCGACCTTGCCGCTGCCGGCATGGTGAACGTCACCCCTGCGGCTAGCTTGGTCACCGACGTAATGGGCCAGTTCAAGGCGACCACGGCTGAGCTACCTGCTGTGGTCAACGACGTAGTGGGGGCGCTCGATGCGTCGAAATTCGGCTTTGAGGATTTCCAGCTTGCCGTAGCGCAGGGCGGCGGCGTCGCGGCGGCAGCCGGCATCAGCTTCCGCGATTTTGCGACAGCGGTCGCTGCCACCAGCACGCAATTTAGCAGCGGGTCTGATGCCGGCACCAGCTTCAAAACCTATATTCAAAGCCTTGTGCCGGTGTCGAAGGAAGCCGAGCACGCTATGAAGTTGCTCGGCATCGAATTTTTCGATCTCAAGACTGGGCGCATGAAGCCATTGGCCGAGCAGGCCGAGATCCTGCGCAAGGCGCTGGGCAACCTATCGGATAAATCAAAGACCGAAGCCCTTAAGACCATATTCGGCTCTGACGCGTCGCGCACGGCCATTGCGTTGATGGAAAAGGGACGGCAGGGCATCCTCGACGTCCAGAATGAAATCATGCGCGGTGATGTCGGCGCGAAGATCGACAAGCGCCTTGAAGGCGAGGCGGCGGCTAGTCAGCGCGTGGCCAATGCGTTCGAAAGCGTGAAGATCGCCATTGGCGAAGCCGGTCTGACTGCGCTCATTACTTCGGTGAAGACTGCTTTTGCCGAGATGCTGGAATCGATCGCTCGCGCTAACCCGGCCATCCTGAAGGTCGGCGTCATTATCGGGGCACTGGTCGCCGCGCTAGGGCCGCTTGTGGCTGTCCTGGGCATCATGGCGAAGGTCGTATTGGTTCGGTTCGCCAAATCATTCGGCATTATCGGCCGGGCGATATCGTTCATCGTCGCACCTGCGGAAGCCTTGTTATCGACCTTGCTGGAATTCGGCGCTGCCCGTGCGCTGACCTCTGGTCTGGGCATGGCTGCGCGGGCCTTTCTAGGCCTGACCGGACCGATAGGCTGGGCGATCGGCGCGTTCCTCTTGTTCAAGGATAGCGTCGTGCCTGCCCTTCAACGGGTATGGGGCATCGCAACTCAGGTGCTTGGCCCGCCGCTCGCGGCGCTGTTCGCCCAGGTCGGCGCCGTGGTTGGCAACGTCGTGAACGGGCCGATAGGCACGGCGTTCGGCGGGTTGATGTCGCTTCTTCGCGGCGTCCTCGACGTCGTCGGCACGATCGTCGCCGGATTGATCGAACTGCTGGGCCTGACGCTGGTCGCCACCATCAACGTCGCGGTGACGGCCATCAGCGGCATCGTGTCGGTCATCGGCAATGTCGTGCAGGCTGTTTCCGCGCTTCTATCTGGTGATTTCGCCGGGGCATGGACGGCTGCCGCTGCGGCGGTTGACGCGGCGCTACAGACCATCATCAATGTTGCAGACGCGGTTCTTCCCGGAATCGGCGGCGCGCTGCAAGCGGTCTACGAAAGCGCAAAGGCCTGGTTGGTCGACGCCTTTGGAGCCGTTGCCGATGGCTTCACATCGCTCGTTGCCGGCGCGGTCAATTGGGTTGCATCCGCTTTCCCCAATGTCACCGCCGCCGCGAAGGGCGTCTACGAGGGCGTGAAGGGCTGGCTGGTCGACAAGTTCGGCGGTCTGATGACCTGGATCGGTAACGCTGCGAAGTGGATCGGTGACAAATATGCGGCGCTGAAAGACCGTCTTGGCCTTGGCGGTGCGAAACCGGATCAATCCGGCGGCGCACCGGCGGCACCGGCGCCCGTAGCGGCGCCAAGGGCCGCGGCGGGTGTCGGTCGCACTGTCAATTTTGATGATGCTGGCAAAACAAAAAAGGGTGCGAAGGGTCGCAACACCCAATATGACGCCGATAACCGTCAGCAACTCCAGATGCAGGCTGAGCTGGAGGCGGCCCGCCTACGTGGCGATCACGCGGCTGAACAGCGCATGCAGGATCAACTCGCCCTGTCTCGGCAGATCGAAGCGTATCAGCGGACTGGCATGTCGCTAGACCAGGCCAAGATCGCTGCCAACCGCGACATGAACCTGTTGCAGTCGGCGCGGACGGCGGCGGTCGCCAAGGAATTGGACGCTGAACGCTTGTCGGTGTCGATCGAGGTCGCGCGCCTCAATCGTGATCAGGCGCTGGTAGATAGTCTGGAGCGCCAGGAAGAGCTTAAGCGGCGCATCGCCTACTATTATGAGCAGACAAAAAATCTGGCCGAAGCGACGCGCCTGGCTGAGGCCGATCAATTCCGCATGGACGAAGCGCGGGCGGCTGTTCGCGCTAGGTGGATCGCCGATGACACGGCCGACAGGGCTTTGCGCCTGGCGCAGGATCGCGGCGACAGCGAAGCCAAGATCAAATCGCTTCAGCGCGAAATCGATATCCGCACTCGCGCGCGTGAACTGGAGGAAAGCAGGTCGCTCGATCGCAATGCTGCAATCGCCCAGGCCGCGACCGAATGGGATCAGGAGGACCGCGCTCGCATGGTCGGCAACGTCCGCGCGACTTTCAAAGATGGCATCCGTTCCGCGTTGGACGGCAACATCGGTGACTGGTTCAAGAACTGGTGGCGCGATCGGATAGCGCGCGGGATGGAAGAAGCGATCAATTCACTTGCTGACCTGGTGATGAAGTTATTCTCCAATATCGGCCGGGGCGGATCGTCCGGCGGCGGTAAGGGGCTGTTCGGTAGCATCCTCGGCGCCGTGGGCGGCCTGTTCGGCGGGGGCAACGCCATCGCCGGATCGCTGGAGGCTGCATATAGCAACGTCGGTTCCCTGGCCGCCAATCTGAAGCCAGGCTTGATAGATGTGGCGTCGATTCCGGCCTTCAATACGGGAGGATCGTTCAAGGTCGGCGGCATGTCAGGCGTCGATGCAAACCTCGTGTCGATGCGCCTGACAAAGGGCGAAATGGTCGATATCCGCAAGCCCGGCAACGACAATAGCGGAACCGCTCGGGTTCTGGTTGAGCCGTCGCCCTATTTCGAAGCCGTGGTCGACGGCCGAGCGGCCAAGGTTGCCGCCCCGATGTCGGTCGCCTCGGGCATGCAGGCCCGGTCGGCCGCCGGCAGCGACGCCGCCCGCGCCGCGCGCCGTCGCATTCCCGGAAGGTAATTATGGCAGTCATTGTTATGCCCGATTGGGTGGTGCCGAACGGTGCCACCCCCTTCCTGCGAGACTTCGGGACCGTGCTGACGCCGTTTTTGGGTGGCCCGGAGCAGCGTATCAACCGCCTCGGCACCCGCTTTGGCCTGCGCGTCACGTTGCCGTCCATGCCGACGCGCGACAAGGCGCTGATCGTCCAGTCCCGGCTACTGCGGGCACGCGAGGATCGGCTGCGAATGGAGATTCCGCAGCCCGATTTCGATACGGGCGCGCCCGGCGCTCCGCTGGTGTCGGCGTCGGTCACGTCCGGCACCACGCTTCCGCTGAAAGGTATGACGGCGGGCTATACCGTGAAGGAAGGCCAGTTCCTGTCCATCATTCATGCCGGACGATATTATAATTACATCTTCGCGGCGGATGGCACGGTATCGGGCGGTGGCACCCTGAATGCTGCCATATGGCCGCTGCTGCGAACCTCTCTGTCGGTCAATGATGTGGTGGAGATCGCGGCGCCGAAAATCGAGGGGCTGGTATCGCCGGGCGAAGAATTGTCCTGGCAGATTTCTGTCGATCGGCTCGCCAGCTTCAGCTTCGCGCTTTCCGAAGGCGCATAGCCGCATATATTGGTATTTAAGTTTGCGCTTTGATGGGTGTTGCCGAGTCAGGTTTAAGGCTGAACCCGAATAAGTAAGGGCGTGACGTGCTAGTTTGGCCGGGTGGCGCACGATAGCCGATACCCGACCAACCGTGGGTCCGAATCCCAACCACCTATTGAAGCGCAATTTATCTGACAGGGCTGCCCTCACGGGTGGCCCTTTTTCTTTTGGGGATCATCCTTGGACGCAACGCTAAAGAACGCGCTGGCCCAGCCAGCGCCGCTGCTGTTCGGCGCGCTCAGGATTGAGCTGCCTGACTATACGCTTCGCCTGCTGGACGGATCGGCTGCGCTGATCATCAACGGCGAAACCTATACCGGGCTGGACGCCACGTTCGGCACAATCTCCAGCATCTCCGAACTGACCGAAGAGATTGGCGACAGCGCCCCGGAAATCACCGTCACGCTGTTCCCGCCCGATGTGAGCGCGACGGCGGTCCTGTCGCACCCGAACATGCAAGGGTGCGTCGCGACGCTGATGGTCGGCGCCGTGGATGCCACGTCCGGCACCGTCATCGGTCAGCCGGAGATCCTGTTCATTGGCGAGATCGACGTGCCCACGATCGGCATCGATGAGAGCGGCGCGCGGACGCTGGAATATACCATCGTCAGCGTGTTCGAGCGGCTGTTCGAGGTCGAGGAAGGCCAGCGCGCCTCCAATGGCTGGCACCAGTCCATCTGGCCCGGTGAGCGCGGCCTTGAGTTCATGACCGGCACCGATGTCAATCTTTACTGGGGCGTGAAGCCTCCGCTGGGTGCCAATACCTCTCGCACAATGTGGAACGGCAAATGACCCCACTTGAACGCCGCCACGCCGCGATCGAGGCAACCATGGCCCGCTACCGGGATCGACCCTTCGCATGGGGTAAGGTCGATTGCGCCAAGGTTGTCGCCTTCCACCTCAAGCGGCTGGGGTACAAGATACTGATCAGCAAGGCGGGGGCATATTCGTCTTCCCTGGGTGCCCACCGTGCCATCAGGCGTATGGGCTATGACACGCTGCCGCTGCTGCTCGATGGGCTTGGCCTGACCCGCATCCCGTACAGCCGCCTCTTGCTTGGCGATGTCGTGGAGATCGAAGGAGCGCCACCCGGCGCCATCGGCCTCTACGCGGGCAACGGAAACATCTTCGGTTTTCACGAAGATCACGATGCACTGGTGACGGTCCAGCCCTCGCAAATCCTGACTGCCTGGAGCGTCCTGTAATGTCGAAGTTTATGCGTACCGCAGCGATGGTCGTCGGCGCGGTCGCGCTGATTGCAGCGACTGCTGGCGCGGCGGCACCTGGTATTGCTGGCGCGACCGGTGCTGCTGGTGCAGGCGGCGTAGCGGGTGTGTCCGCAGCCACGCTGACCGCTGTCGGCACTTATGGCGGCCTTGCTGCTGGCGTATTGTCTGCCGCCTCTGCTGTCACCGCGCCCGGCATCAGCCAACAGGGTAGCAAGACCAGCTTCACCACGAACCCACAAAGCGGCCTGCCCTATGCGATGGGTCGCACTCGCATGTCCGGCCTGCGTTTCTTTGCCGATACGAACACGCGCGCGGGCTACACGAAATTCAACGATCTGCTCTGGTTTGGCGCGTTGCTGAGTATCGGCGGGCAGATCGAGGGTATCGAAAAGTTCACCGGCGATGGCGAACTGGTCACGTTTAATGCAGCCACTGGCAACGCCAACGGCACCTATCGTGACTATATGGCCCAGAAGCTGCATCTGGGCGGACCGCAGGCAGCGGCGGTCAACCTGACCCTGATGGGCAGCGGTGCGCCCGGCTGGACCTCCCAGCATAGGTTGTCTGGCATCACACATGCGATGTGGTGCCTACGCTATAACAAGCAGGGCGAGATGTTTGGCGCGGGGGCGCCTGAGCCTGCCTGGATCGGTAAATGGGTCAAGGTTTACGACCCGCGCCTCGACAGCACCTATCCCGGCGGTAGCGGATCGTGCCGCGCGCTGAACGAAACCACTTATGTCTGGAGCCAGAATCCCGGCCTGCACGCGCTGACATGGGCGCTGGGTCGCTGGGAGAACGGCAAGCGTACCTGTGGCATCGGCGCGCCTGTCGCGAATATCCGCGTGGCCGAATTTGTCGAATGCGCCAACGTCTGTGATGCCAATGCCTGGAAGGTTGGCGGGGTCGAGTGGACCACGGACAGCAAGTGGGACACGCTCAAGCGTATCATGCAAGCTGGCGGCGCACGCCCGACCCAGACCGGCGCGATGATCGGGTGCCTCGTCTCCGCACCGCGCACGGCCATTGCGACGATCGAGAGTCGTCACCTTCTGGATGGCCTATCGATCGCCGCGACCAAGAGCCGCCGCGATCGGTTCAACGGCGTCATTCCGCGCTATGTCGATGAAGATAGCGATTGGGCTGTCATTTCTGGCACGTCGGTCACGGTTCCCGAATTTGTGACCGCTGACAAAGGCCAGCGCACCAAGGAAATCGATTATCCTCTGGTGCAGGTGTTCGCGGGCGAAACTGCCATCCAACCCGGTCAGCTGGCGGCCTATGACATCGTCAACAGCCGTGAAGCTGGGCCAATCACCTGGACCACCGGGCCGGAATGGATCGGCCTGAAGACCGGCGATGTCATCTACCTGAATGTGCCAGAGGAAGGGCTGGTCAATCAGCCGGTCCTCATCACGCGCCGCGCGCCCGATCCATCGACAGGCAAGGTATCGTTCGCGGCCGAGACGGAAACCTATTCCAAGCACGCCTATGCGCTGGGGCAAAGCACGACACCGCCCGCACCATTCAGCTTGACCGCACCCGACCTGAAGCCGTCCGCGCCTCTTGCGGCCAACTGGTCGGTTTCGGGCAGCACGACAGGCGAAGGGTTGCCCTGTGTGGTATTGGCGGGGTCGTCTGAACACCCGTCAGCTGAAGCCATCCTTGTCGATTATCGGATCGCTGGCGATGCAGAATGGTCGCAGTCGGCCATCCTGCCCGCGACAGCCGATGTCCTGCATACGATCGCGCCTCTGGCATCGCAGACCTTATATGAGGTCAGGATAGGCTATCGGGTCGGTGCCTATGACGGCCTCTATACGGTTCTTCCGGCTGTTCTGAGTGGCGCTGGCAAGCTTTCCACGATTGAGGAAGGCGCGACCGTCGGCGCCACGCCTGAACAGGCAGCGCAGATCGATCTGCTCGAAGAGGACATCGCTACCGCCCAACAGCAGATCGCCGATCTGTTCGACACCTATGGCGACAGCGCAAGCGCGGCGGCTTCGGCCTCGGCGGCCGCCCTGTCGGCACAATCGGCACAGGGCTATTCCAGCACCGCCAGTGCGGCGTCGGCCAATGCCGGGACGGCGCGGGATCAGGCGGAGGCGGCCTTTGTCGCAGCGGATGCCGCGAAGGTCAGTGCGCTGGCGGCCAAGGGCGATGCGCTGGCGGCCTTCACCGGTTCGGCCACCGCGCGCGACGCCGCGATTGCCGCGCGCACGGCGTCGGAGACGGCGCGCAATCAGGCGCAGACCTATGCGACCAATGCGTCGGGATCGGCGGCGGCGTCGGCCGGATCGGCCAGCAATGCGGCAACCAGCGCCAACGAGGCAGGCGATAATGCCTCGGCTGCCGCCGCCAGCGTGGTCGCGGCGTCGTCCGGCGCGGAGAATGCGTCCTTTCTCGATATCGCCCTGGTCGCGGATTTCTCCACCGGCGGGGTCCATAGTTTCACGGCCTTCGGCGCGACTCTGGCTGGCGGGACTGGCGGAGCGATCGTCACCTCGACATCAAGCGACCCCTATATCATGCGCGCGGGGCTGTCCTTCGCCGGTAGCCGCTTCACCCGCGTCATCATCGACCTGACACGCACGGCTTCCCGCACGTCCGGCGGTTGGGATGGCGCGCTCTATTGGGCGACGGCGGGCCATAGCTGGAATAGCAGTTACCGGTGCTTTGCCACCGGCGCGACCGATCCGGTGTTGAACCGGCGGACGCAACTGACATTCGATCTGCCCAATGCCCAGTTTGGAGCCTCCGACTGGACGGGCAGCACGATTACCGGCCTGCGCTTCGACACCGATGGGGGCAATGGTGGTGCGTTTGCCATTCACTCGATCCGGGTGGTCGGCCCCGATGGGCTGGCCCCGGCGAATGCGGCCACGGCGGCAGCGAGCAGCGCGGCAAGCGCCGCCACCTCCGCCGGTGCGGCCGGTACGTCGGCGACAGCGGCCCAGACCAGCGCGACAGCGGCGAACACCAGTGCGGGCAACGCCTCAACCTCCGCCTCGCAGGCCAGCACCAGCGCGACCAACGCCGCCGGATCGGCCTCGACTGCATCGACACAGGCGGGCGCGGCGGCAAACTCTGCCCTCGCGGCGGGCAACAGCGCCACGGCGGCCAGCGGATACGCCAGCACGGCGGCGACCAAGGCCACCGAGGCGGGCAACAGCGCGTCAGCCGCAGCGGCCAGCGCGGTATCGGCGCAGTCCAGCTTCACCGCGACGCAGGCGACGATCGCCAACCAGTCGCAGGCGCTGCCGTTCGATTTCAGCGATGGCCTTGCCTATTGGACCAATGAACGGGTGGGCAATCCCAATGTGGTGCCCCGGCCCGTCAGCACCACCGTCATTGACGGGGACGCCTCATTCGGGCGCTGCGTCGAGATCAGCAACTGGACGACCGTTGGTCAGAACCTGATGACGCGGGGTGTAGTCCCGGCAATAGCGGGCCGCTTTTACGAGATCCGCGCCCGGTTCAAGGTCGTGGCGGGCGATGGGGCCTATTCGTTCAACTTCACCTGCGCCGGACTGGACGCAGCCTATGCGGGGAACGGCGCTTTTGCCACATTCTCGCCTTCGGTCGCGGTCACAGGGTCCGGCGTTGTCGAACTCTCCGCGCTGTTTTCCAATAGCGCCGCCAATGGTGCGATAGCCTGGGTAGCCGGCGCGACCTATCTGCGGCTTGGCCTGCGGCTGGATAGCAGTGAAGTGGGCATGGTCCCGCGCGTCCAGTCGATCCGCGTCACCGATGTCACCGAACGGCTGGCCGCTGCCAACAGCGCGTCGGCGGCGGCGACATCAGCATCGGCGGCGCAGACGAGCGCCACGTCGGCAGGCAGCAGCGCGTCATCGGCCTCGACCGCCGCCAACACGGCGACCAGTCGGGCGACCGAAGCGGCCAACAGCGCCACCGCCGCATCGAACAGCGCGTCGAGCGCCGCCACGGCGGCCACCAATGCAGGCAATAGTGCGTCGGCGGCCCAGACCAGCGCGACGGCAGCGAATACCAGCGCGGGCAACGCCTCCACCTCCGCCGGACAGGCCAGCACCAGCGCGACCAATGCCGCCGGATCGGCCTCGACCGCATCCACGCAGGCGAGCAACGCCGCGAACAGCGCGCTGTCTGCGGGCAATAGCGCCTCGGCGGCCAGCGGTTCGGCCAGCACCGCATCGACCAGGGCGACCGAAGCGGGCAATTCAGCGTCAGCGGCGGCGGCAAGCGCTGTGACGGCCTCCTCCGGTAGTGAAAACGCGTCCTTCCTCGATATCGCCCTGGTCGCGGATTTCTCCACCGGTGGGGTCCATAGTTTCACGGCCTTCGGCGCGACCCTTGCCGGGGGCACTGGCGGAGCGATCGTCACCTCGACATCGAGCGACCCCTATATCACGCGCACGGGGCTGTCCTTCGCAGGCAGCCGCTTCACCCGCGTCATCATCGACCTGACGCGCACGGCTTCCCGCACGTCCGGTGGTTGGGATGGCACGCTCTACTGGGCGACGGCGGGGCATAGCTGGAATAGCAGTTACCGATGCCCTGCCACCGGCGCGACCGATCCGGTGTTGAACCGGCGGACGCAACTGACATTCGATCTGCCCAATGCCCAGTTTGGAGCCTCCGACTGGACGGGCAGCACGATTACGGGCCTGCGCTTCGACCCCGATGGTGGCCCCGCTGGCGCGTTCGCCATCCACTCGATCCGCGTGGTCGGCCCCGATGGGCTGGCCCCGGCGAACGCCGCCACGGCGGCATCGGCCAGTGCATCATCCGCTGCGACCTCAGCCAGCAGCGCCAGTAACAGCGCGACCGCTGCATCGAACAGCGCCAACACCGCAACCACCCAGGCGGGCAGCGCATCCTCATCCGCCAGCAGTGCATCGACATCCGCCGCCAACGCCAACAGTTCGGCGGTCAACGCCTCCAACAGCGCCACCGCCGCCAGCGGCCATGCCAATACCGCGCAGATCAGGGCGAACGATTCTGCCTCGTCGGCGTCGTCGGCATCAACCAGCGCCAGTGCCGCCAGTGCGTCTGCTGCTTCGGCCAGCACCTCGGCCAGCAATGCGTCGTCCTTCGCGGGGCAGGCCAGCAGCAATGCGGCCACGGCATCGAATGCAGCGACGGTCGCGACCGACGCTGCCAGCGCAGCGCAGACCAGCGCTACGGTGTCGGCTCAGGTGGGGGCCGCATCGATTAACCCGAACCCGGTGTTCGCAAA